GACAAGTCTCACTCACTCAGTATTCTATACCGCGAGGCAGATGATAGGGTATTGCTCCACTGTTTTGCTCAGGACTGTAGCGCAGAGTCCATTCTAAAGGCAGCAGGGCTTGCGTGGCGGGATATCTACCCTAATGATGGGTCACCCTATACCCCAAGGGCAAGCAAGCATACACGCGAGCAGGTGAAGTCTGCCGAGTGGTTGCTAGAATTAGTGCCAGTATGCTCTCGCGAGGGGGTAGCATTTACTGAGAAAGATAAATCAGATATTTATGAGGCGCAGCGGATAGTTAATGGCGCGAGGGGGATAAAATGAATGGATGGATCAGATTAGACAGGGCAATACAGGACAACTTCCTGTGGCAAGAGCCTGAGGCGTTGAAACTATGGATTTACTTGCTAATGGCTGCGTCCTTAACAGACAAAGCGACCTCGTTTAACGGGCGAATGCTAACCATAAAGCGGGGTCAACTGGTCTTCGGTTTGAATGCCGCGAGCGCCAGATTAAACATCTCAATACGGCGTTTGAGAAAGTACCTAGATTGGTTTGAAAAAGACGACATGATTGCCAAGCAAACCACCAATAAATTCTCAATAATTTCAATAACTAACTACGCTCAGTACCAAGATTCGGGCAAGCAACTGACAAGCAAGAGTCAAGCAACTGACAAGCAAAGGGCAACAACTATACAAGTAACAAGTAACAAAGAACAATCTATACCCCCGACCGTAGATGAAGTGAAGGCGTATTGTGACTCTCGCAGCAATGGAATCGACCCTGAAATGTTCATCGCGTTCTATGAAGCGCGAGGGTGGAAGATCGGTAAAGAGAGGATGAAGTCATGGAAAGCCTGTGTCGTTACATGGGAGAAGCGTAGGCAAGAGCAGACCCCTACTCGCGAACAGTCATGGGGAGTTGAGCTATGAAGCTGCCGCAGGGGTTGGAATTAGAACAGTACCTCGAACTTACTGGCATGATGGAAGCCTCGCAGATCCACAGCGCGGGCAGGTGGCATGATGAGGTGGTCGAACGATCCAAAGGCCAAAAGATCTGGGGTGCTAAACTACCGTGGCCTAAGACGCATGACACGTTTCGGTTAAGGCAGGGCGAGTTAACCATATTCGGTGGCGCTAATGCCTCAAAGAAATCTCTGATCTGTGGCGAGATAATCCTAAGTCTGCTCAAGGAATCCAAGGTCTGCCTCGCGTCCCTTGAAATGAAGCCGAGCGAATCCCTGTACCGCATGCTAATGCAAGCCGCAGGTACGAAGGATGATGGCACACCCGCCGAGCCATTTATTCAAGAGTTCTCAGCGTTCGTTGACAAGAACCTAGTCATATTTGACCAGTTAGACACAGTGAAGCCTGAGCGAGTGCTATCCATCATCCACTATTGCGTGAAGGAACTGGGCTGCAAGTATGTCTTCGTTGATTCCCTGGCGAAATGTGGCACGGGCTTTCAAGATTATGCAGCCGAGACAGAGTTCGTGAATAAGCTACAGCACTGCGCCAAGACATTAGATGTCGGGATTATATTAGTGGCTCACATTCGGAAGCCCCCACAGGCAGATGACAATTGGATACCCGACAAGTATTCCATTCGCGGGGCAGGTACGCTTACAGATATGGCTGATAATGTCCTGCTAACTTGTAGCAACGCGAAGCGAAAACAGCTAAAGGAATTAGCTAAGATGACCGAACTAGATGAGAAGCAGCAGGAATTTTTAGCCAAACATAAAGACCAAAAACTCATTGTTGCCAAGCAAAGACACAGCGGTGGATGGGAGGGAACATACAATTTTTACTTTCACGACAACAGCTTACAGCTAACCGAGCAGGAGGATCGGCCTAGAAGATTTTATTTCAACACAATTGTTGACAAGGACATTTAATATATATTACGATGATTACACATTCTGAGGAGGATGCTATGAAATACATTAAAGAGTGGCTCGCTGAGCCGACAACTGCAACACAATATCTCATTGACGGTGACATTGATTGGGACGTAGTACCCCAAGATGACATCAACAAGATGATCTTCTCTGTCCTGCATGACGCAGATGCCAATGAGTATCTGTGTGACATCATGCTCTACCATGCCGACCCCGAAGTCCTTCGCGGCTGCATCCATAAGTTAGTCACCAACAAATCTGACACCCTCACCTATGCTGGGATCTTTCGCAGCGAGATGCGCGATGCTGTCATGTCTTTTATTAAGGATGTTGCCACTCGCGAGATCGGCATAGCTGAGACTGCACTGGCTGTGTACGGTCACGAGTATGCGACTTCCGAGCAGGTCATGCACCGCATTCGCGATGACCAACACGAACAAACATATTTCTAGGGGGATACCATGAAACAATCTGAATCAATAGCAAACCTAGCAGCCGCGATGGCTGCGGCACAGGGGGAGATGGGGGCAGCCGTTAAAGGCTCGTCCAATCCATTCTTCAAGTCTAGCTACGCTGATCTTGGGGCTGTAATACAAGCAGTTAAAGCCCCATTCGCGAAGCATGGCCTGAGCTATGTGCAATTCCCCGTCAATGGGCAGGGTGGCATTGGGGTATCTACACGCCTAATGCATGCATCCGGTGAGTGGCTAGAGCAGGAATTCTTAATACCTCTAGGCAAGTTAGATGCTCACGGTGCGGGTTCAGCTATCACCTACGCTAGACGGTACGCTTTACAGTCTATTGCAGGTATCCCTGCCGAAGATGACGATGGCAACGCTGCATCGACCAAGCCTAAGCATCCGCATCATCCTGCAAAAGCTACTGAGGATTTCTTCTAATGCGCCTGATTGAGTGCGAACAGGGCAGTCCTGAGTGGCTCACTCATAGGCTAGGTGTCCCCTCTGCCTCACAGTTTTCTAAGATAGTCACCGGAAAGGGGGGCAAGTCTACGCAGGTTGAGGCGTACATCAATCAGCTAGTCGCTGAAGAGTTAACTGGCGAGACCACTTTGGTCTACGTCAACGAACACATGAAGCGCGGCACTGAGTTAGAACCAGATGCCCGTGAATTGTACGAAGCCCTGACAGGTCAGACTGTTCAGGAAGTGGGATTCTGTCTGCACGATACTGTTAACGCAGGTTGTTCGCCAGACGGATTGATAGGGGAGGACGGCGGTTTGGAAATCAAATGTCCTGCCCCTGCTACGCATGTTGAGTGGGTGAAGGCAGGAGTCGTGCCTTCTAAACACTTGCAGCAGATCATGGGTTGCTTGTGGGTCACAGGCAGATCGTGGTGGGATTTCATGTCCTATCACCAGACCATGAAACCTTTGATCGTTCGCGTAGAACGCGATGAGGAGTACATAGCAGCATTGGCAGAACATGTAACCAATGCAGCATTAAGAATCAAACAAGATGTTAACCAATACTTTCAGTAGGAGAATATGATGAGTGATTACGATGATACAAACCGTGGCGCACTGTTCAAGAACGAGCGCAAAGAAGCCGAGACACACGCTGACTACAATGGAACGATCAATGTAGCAGGGCAGGAGTACTGGCTGAATTCGTGGCTCAAGGAATCTAAGAACGGTAAGAAGTACATGAGCCTATCGGTTAAGCCGAAGGATGTTCAGTCTGCACCTGCCCCCAGGGTGGAGGTTGCTTCAGAAGATATACCCTTTTAATTTATCGGGGGTGCAAGCCCCCTTATCCTTGGAGGATGATATGCCATTTTTTAATTCGCGAAAAACTAAGCAGGAAGAACAGACTCATAGTAGTAAATCAAGTTACGCGCCAGAAGGTATGCAGAGAATTAGTGTCAACCTAATGGACGAGACCTATAAGAAAATTCAGTTTAAAAAAATTGAGTTAGGCAAAAGCGCCACAGATATTATTGAAGAGTGCTTGGTTCTAAGCATGGATTTTCTTGAGCCAAAGGAAAGGATGACGGCAGAAAAGCATAAGTCGTTGATGGATGACATCGCTAAATCTCAGTCGCCACAAGAGCCTACACTTAGCTACACTATAGAAGACAGCAAGCCCGTTAAACCTAAAAGCGTTTTATCCAACAAAGCAAAACCTTCTTATGTGATAGAAACAGATTTTGCTGCGCCTCGCCCATTTTCTTCAAAGCCGAGTAGCTTGCGTCAGCTTATGCGCCCAATAGTAAAAAGGATGAAGTCTGGTGATTCTATTCTTGTAAACACTATGGCAGAGCGTCAGCGTTTTACAGATTTAGCAAAGTCTATGAAAAAGAAACCATCTACCCGCAAGCTCAGTGATGGCGATGCTATAACTTTTCGTTGTTGGGTTCTGTGAGGAGCGCTAAATGCCTATTCATATAGGAAGGGCAGTCCGAACTGCTCATGCCATCGCGGGTATTAAGCATATTAAAGTAGCCCAACAGATAGGGGTTAGTGCAGCTAACTACTCTCACTCCCTGACTCACCGGGGAATGACTGTGAAACGCTACAAAGAAATATGTGACGCGCTTGGCATGAGCATGGATGATGTATTTAAAATAGGAGAAGAGTATGCTGACGGCGACTCAGAGTAACCAACAGGTCAGAGATAAATTGGAAAAAGACTTGGAGTTGTTTTTCAGCAAGGGCGGGGAAGTTAAACACTTCCCTCCCTGCACCTACTCCGATCATATACTCACAGAGAAGCAGAGGTTTGATGCTCGCTTCGGTCAGAGGGGAAAAAAATGACTGATATAAATCAAGGGGATTTCTGGGTGGTGGATGATAGGCTTTCGCTTGAAGCTTTCATTAAGATGATGACTCAGATGTACGAGGAGAAGAAGTATCTGACACTCAAGATCAAGGGTGGCAAGACCAGAACATCTACACAGAACAACGCGCTGCATGTGTACTGTCGTCTACTAGGCGAGAAGCTGAACGATTCAGGCTATGATATGAAGCGAGTCATCAAGGAGGAGGTGGATATCCCGTGGTCACCATCGCTTGTGAAACAATACCTCTGGAAGCCCATCCAAAAGATTGTAGCTAACGAAGAGTCTACCGCGAAGGTAGGGGCGGATGATTACCACAACACTTACTCTGTACTAAGCCGACATCTCAGCGATAAGTTTGGGGTGTTCGTTGAGTTCCCGAGCAAACGCAAATGATAATCTTTAATGAGTTCACTGACGCTCTTGAGGAGGCCAAGTTCTGCGCTGACGAAGAGAAAAAAGTCTACCGCATTCTGGCAAAACCAGAAGGCTTTGGCGTACTACTCAAGGGCAAGAGCAGAACTCGAAATCGGGGCATTGAGGTAGGATACAGGGGATACAGATGCTCAATACGATCGCGTGTATAGCTATGGCAATTTACTTTGAAGCGAGGTCTGAACCCTTGGATGGGCAGGTCGCAGTAGCTAATACCATCATGAATAGGGTGGAATCTCCCAAGTTTCCCGATACACCCTGTGAAGTAGTCCAACAAGGCAGGTCACGGATGGGTCATATGCTCCGTAATCAGTGCCATTTCAGCTATTACTGCGATGGTAAGCCCGAAGTAATAGTAGACCAAGGGGCATACACGTTAGCCCTCAGTATAGCGGTAAATTGGCCTAATCTCGTTGACATAACAGGCGGGGCTACCTACTATCACAGAGATGACGTTTACCCCTACTGGATAGACAGCCTAAACATTAGCCGCCAGATTGGTCGGCATATCTTTTATCACTAGGCGCCTTCGAGATTAGATAATCATGAACGATCAACCACAGTACGATCCACCGGAAGATGTTAAAGCTGTTTCTAAGACATACTCTGTCATGTCCAAGCTGTTCAGCATTGCGCTAATCAAACTGCGCTACGATAGAATGGATACAGCGAGCCAGATCCGATCTGAGAAAACCATGTTTGCATTGCTTCACGAGAGAAACTGGGATGCCAAGAGCGACCGATAGGCGAGCAAAGCGTAAGTCTAAACCTAAGACTAAGACCTCGGCACAGCTAAAGCAGGAGTGCTACAGGGCTATACAGAAGCTCGCGAGGATAGCTGCGGCAGATGACGAGGGGTACTGTAGCTGTGTATCCTGCGGCGTTACAAAGCACTACAAGGACATGCAGGGTGGACACTTTATTCCCAAGGGCAACTCATCCTACTGGGCATTAGAGATAGAGAACATCCATCCGCAGTGCGCAGGGTGTAATATGTGGGGTATGAGGCATGGTTCTGCTGCTCAAGAGTATACGATGTGGATGGAAGACATGTACGGAAGAGCATTTGTCAAGGACATGATTGCAAAAAAGTCGTCCCCTGTTAAGAGATACAAGGCAGATTACGAACAACTACTCGCGGAGTTTACCGAGCTTATCCGTAAGCACGAGAGGAGGATATGTTAGATAAGGTTACATTTACTAAAGAGCATTTTAAGAAAATGAGATCTTGCCGAGGAGGGTTGTGTAAAGCGCAAATTGATTTGTCTAAACAGATTATTAAAGACTTAACCGGAAGCGACAAGGGCAAGCCATCCAAATTAGTAGGCCTAGAACTTGATCAAAGCGTAGTGAATCTTTTAATCAATACTAGGAATCAAAGTCTTCAAGGGTATGTCCCAAAAAAGCACAGAAAAAAATACAATAAAATTAATCAACCTAAAAAGCCGAAAATTACTCAAGATCAAATCGCTAAGTGGAAGCTAAAATCATCTTCTCAGCCGAGCCAGTTATTTTATAAATCAAGAGCGTGGAGAGAACTGCGCGTTGCAATCCTTGAGAAGTACGAGTGCAAATGCATGATGTGCGGATGCAGCCCTAAAGAACATGGGATTGTTGTTCATGTTGACCATATAAAACCAAGAAGCACTCACCCTCATTTGGAGTTAACAGAAGATAACCTGCAAATTTTGTGCGAAGATTGCAATCTAGGGAAGTCAAATTATTATATTACGGATTGGAGGCCCAACCTATGCTAAGGGTTAAACTCAGTCTCCTGAAAGTTTATGGCGTAAAACTACAGAATTGAGGTTTTCAAATGGATGAAGAAATATACATTGAGATGGTGTCCTCTGACGAAGCATACGATTGGCTTAACGACATGATACAAACCCTTGAGGGTCATGACCGTGATGTCATAGGCACGATAGCGTTGATGCTTGAAGACCTAACCGAGTTCGTAAACAAGAATGAATTTACAAAGAAGCATTTCATGCAGTTCATTGAAGACAAACACGACAACGAGGAGTTACTACATTGAGCGCAACAGACCATCAGGTAGCAGGTGACCATTACAAGAAGCTAAAG